TAATGAATTACAAGATAATATTGAAGAAGCTATAAACGGAACTATTTTATATAATAATACAAACGGAACAACAAGTGCATTTACATTAAATGATAGTATAGAAAATTATGATTACATAGAAATTTATTATCATTCAAATGACGCTAGTGGAGCTGAAAGTTCTGTAAAAATAACTGGTGGTAGTGTAAAGATAATTAATTTATTATATTTATGGTATGTAAGTGGCACAATATATTTTAAACAATCAAATTTAGCAATAAACGGAATAAATGCAACCTTTGTTAATAATATTCAATGGACAAATGCAGATGGTAGTTTAACAAGTGGTGATTATATATTCGTAACAAAAGTAATAGGATATAAACAATAAAATTAAAAGGCAATTTTTATTGTCTTTTTTATTTGTGTAAAATATATCAAAAAAATATAAAAAACATATTGACTTGATATTAAAAATATATTAACATTAGATTAAAGAAAAAAATATGGAGGGAAAACTTGAAAACAAAAGATTTTAAAAAATTAAAAGAAACAAAAAAAGCAGAAATAATTTTAGAGGAATATATGATGGGCAAACACTCTAAATTAACCGAAAGACAATTACAAAAAATAATAGATCTTAAAGAACCTAAAAATCAAGGTCATGGTGCTATTTATTTTTCATTTGAAAGTGTCAAAAAATCAACACCTTAAATTTAATGGTTTTTAGACTAAATAAGACATTTTTAGTTAAAAACGATTAAATATATTAACAACACACAAAGGAGGTGATAACGTGTCTAAAAAAGTCATACACATATCAATTAACAATGAACTTAAAGAAGAATTAAAAAAAGAGGCAAAAGAAAAACAACTATCATTAAATTCTTATATTAGATTAATTTTGATAGGAAGGAAAAAATAATGACAAAAAAAGAGATACTAAAAGAATTAAATAAAGCATTTAAAGATTTTGTATTTTTTGAAGAAGATCATCATTATGAATATAAAGGAGAAAAAATTGGTGTTTCTGTTACAAAATTTATAGAAGAATATACAAACGAATTTGATAGTCAAGATATAGCTGAAAAAGTTGCAAATAAAGAAGGCAAAACAATTCAAGAAGTTTTGGATGAATGGGATTATAAAAATAAATTTGCGTGTGAAAAGGGTTCGACTTGTCACGAATTTGCTCAAAGTTTATGGAATGGCAAAGAGTGGGAAATGTTAGAATTTGATAAAAGTGAAAATTATAATCAAGCAGTTAGCGTAATAAATCATCATGCTATTCAATTTCATAAAGTTTATTGTGATAAAATAGAACATTTAGCAGATGAGTTTGTTATAGGTTCTATTGAATATGACATTGCAAGTGCGGTTGATCATTTATTCATTAATAAATATACTGGTGGTTTAATTTTAGTAGATTATAAAACTAATAGTGATATTCATAAAAATGAAAAATACGCAAAAAATATGAAAATTCCATTAGAACATTTAAAAGATACAACTTTAAATCATTATGCAATACAATTATCAATTTATAAATTTTTAATAGAAAAATACACTAATTTAATAATAGAAGATTTTTTTATAGTTTATATGAGTGAAAATAACGAAAATTATGAAATTATAGATGTGCCATATTTAAAAGATGAAGTAATAAAAATATTAGAAAATAGAAGGAGAATAAATATGAAAAGCGTACCAGTTTTAATTATTGGAAAATCAGGAAGTGGAAAATCAGCAAGTTTAAGAAATTTTAAAAAGGAGGAAATTGCAATTGCTAATGTGCTTGGTAAACCATTACCATTTAAGAGTGATTTAGAAGCTCCAAAGGTTGATGATTATGCAACAATTATAAAAGCAATTGAACATACCGACAAAAAAGTTATTGTTATAGATGACGCAAATTATCTAATAACAAATGAATTTATGAGTAAATCAAGCGTTAAAGGTTTTGATAAATACAATGAAATTGGAAATAATTTCTTTAATTTAATAAATGGAATAAAGAATATTGAAGGAGGCAAAACAGTTTATCTTATAATGCACGAAGATACTGATGAAGATGGAAACGTAAAACCAAAAACAATAGGCAAATTATTAGATGATAAAGTTAATATTCAAGGAATGTTTACTATTTGTTTAAGAACTATGTTTGACAATGGGCATTATATTTTTAGATTAAAAACTAATGGTCAAGATTGTGTTAAAACTCCAATTGGATTATTTGAAGATGAAGAAATGGAAAACGATCTTAAATTAGTTGATGAAAAAATAAGAGAATATTATGATTTAGATAAAGAGGTTAATGATGGAGAAAAGTAAAATAACAATCCATTTTGTAAATGGTGAAAAATTTGTTTTAGATGGATATGAAGGAATTTTAAAACAATTTTTAGATAATAAAGAAGATTATCTTCCTGTTATGTCAGGGGTATATGTCATGAAAAATAGTATAACTTATATTGAAGTAGAAAAAAATAAGAAAGTAGAGGAAGAATAACATGATAAAAAAACCAGAAAAATATGATGAAATTCAAGTTAATGAAGATTTTGAAAGAATAGAATTAGGCGGACACAAAGGAATAATAATGGAGGCGGTTGAATATACAAGTGATGTATCAGGTATGACTTCATTAAAAATTACAATTGATACTGATAAAGATGATAAACAACCAAATTATTTTAAAGAACTTTATAAAAATGATACTAGAGAAGATAAAAAATGGAGCAATCAAGCTATAAAATATGTTTCTTTAAAAGAAGAAGAAAATTGCATTAAAATGCTTAAAGCATTTATAACATCCGTTGAAAATTCAAATCCAGGATTTACTTATGATTGGAACAAAGAAGTTAATCAATTAAAAAACAAAAAAGTTGGAGTAGTTTTTGGATTAGAAGAATATCAAAATAGTGAAGGTGAAACTAAAACTATTGCTAAAATAAGAAATTTTAGAAGTATTGATAAAATAGGTGCTGGAAATGTGGATATTCCTAAAGTTAAATTATTAGACAACACATATATGACTTATGATGATTATATGGAAAAACAAGAACTAAAGCAAAATTCTAATATAGATAACGATATTATTGAAATTAAAGACGAAGATCTCCCATTCTAATTCTCTTTAATTTTTAAGGAGGATTAAAAATGAAAAAGAAAGGAATTAAAGGTAGTTTTGTTTTTTATCGAAGTTTCTATGAAGCAATTAATAAATTAAAAAATAAAGAATTAAAAGCTGATATTTATGAAGCAATTTGTGAATTATCCTTAAATAATAACGATATTAAATTGAATAATGATGTTGGCTTAATAATTATGGATCTTATAAAACCTCAAATTGAAGCTAATAATAAAAAATATGAAAATGGTGTTAAATATGGTTATTTAGGCGGACGTCCTAAAGAATATGATAAAAATGAAATCATTGAATTAATAAATCAAGGTTTAAAAAATGATGAGATAAAAGAAAAAATAGGATGTAGTTTAACATTAATAAAAAGTGTTAGAAAAGAACTAAAGGACAAAAAGTCAAAAACGGTCAAAAACACTAATGTTAATGTAAATGAAAATGAAAATGTAAATGTGTGTATGGACAATGTCCACACACAAAACACACACACTTTTGATATGTTTTTGTCCTTTTTGTCCAAAAACTATTCTGAATATAATCAAAATGACTTAAAAAAAAGTTGCAAAAAATTCTTTAATTACTATGAAGAAAAAAATTGGGAAGGAATTAAAAAACCAGAAAGTAGATTAAAACTTTGGATTGATGATGATATCAAAAATGGTAAAATAAAAGAAACCAAACGAAAGAGGTATTTATAATGCTATTTTATAAAAACAAGAATATTGAAATTGAAGATGAATATTTGGCTATTTTGTTAAATAATGAAGAATTAATAGATATAGCACAAATTAAACCTACATATTTGACGCAACCAGGGGCAAAAAAGATGTTGCAATATGTTACAGAATGTTATGAACAAAATAAATGTGTGGATGTGTATAAAATCTTTGAAAAGCACAAAGATTTTGATGTCGATTATTATGTTAAATTATTAGATGACACGATAGTTTATTCATCTTCAATCAAAGAACATTTTATTCAATTTGAAAATGAAATTGTTAAAAATTATAAAAAAGCAATAATTAAACAATATAATAAAAAAATTGAAGGTAATGAAATTAGTTATGATAATTATGTTGAAGCTATAAAAAAATTAGATGATATAAATGTTATTAATAGTTCTAATCAATTAACAAGTGAAGAATTATTGAGTGGGATTAATGATGAAAAAATGGGCATTGCTTTAAATAATTTTCCAAAGTTAAGTAAAGTTTTAAAATTGGTTCAAAATGATTTTTTCATTGTTGGTGCAACCACTGGAGCAGGTAAATCAGGTTTCTTGTTAAATCTTATGAATGATTTAATGTATAGATATCAATGTATTTATTTTAATATGGAGATGAGTAAATCCACGATTTATAAAAGAATTGTAAGTATTAGAAATAATATACCAATGCAACAAGTTAATCATCCTTTAAGTGAAAATCAAAAAAAAGGAATTTTGATGTCTTTAAAAGACATTGAAATGGACAAGGCAATTATAGAACACCAAGCAAATAACATTAAAGATATTAAAGCTATTATTAGTCAAGTAAAAGATAAAAATAGACATACGATAGTTTTTATAGATCATTTAGGATTGTGCAGATGTGACAACACAAAAAGTTTATATGAACAAGCAACCGAAGTTGCTAAACAATTAAGACAAATTTGTTTACAATATGATTGCACAATTATTGGAGCGTCACAATTAAATAGGGCAGCTTATGGAACGGATGAAATATCTTTATCAATGTTAAAAGATAGTGGAGAACTAGAAAATAGTGCTTCCAAGGTTGCTTTATTATATCGTGCAAATAAAAATAAAGATGAACCAGAAAATAATACCGAAATGGAATTGGAAATTGCTAAAAATAGAGATGGTTTATGTGGCGTTATAAAACTTAAATATGATAAAACAAAACAAATATTTAAAGAAAGAAGTGAAGAATATGACTAAAGAAGAAATTTTAAAAAAGATTGATGAATTAGAAGAAGATATTTTTTATCATGAAATGAAAGATAGATGGAACAATGAAGATTTTAAATTGAATGATAAATATAAAAAAGAACTAAAGGAACTTAAAGAAAAATTAGAGGAGATTGAAAAAAATGACAGCACTATATAGTTTAAGAATTATATTTTTCGTTTTTGAGTTGTTTTTTCTTTTCTTGGAATTTATTTTTTATAAAAAACATAAAAGCAACGCTGTGAAATTATGCTTTATATACACAATGATTTGTTTTGGGTTGTTTTTAATAACTTTTATTTGTGAATTAATTGGAAAGGCGTGTTAATATGGAGTTAAATGATGGTTATGGTTCTCCGTTAGGTTTAACAAGTCAGTTTAGATTTTGTGGTAATCCATTTAGATTAGATTTTTATAAATTTTGCAGTTTTGGTTGTAAGTATTGCTTTGCAAGACATATTGGCGGTCAAGAAGATTTTGATTATAAATATGCTAAATTTGATATTATCCAAAAATATTTTGAAAAAGCTTTTGAAAGTGATGAAGAAACAAAAGATATAATTGTCGAATTATTACGACATAAAACACCAATACACGTAGGCGGTTTAAGTGATCCATTCCAACCAATTGAATTTAGAATGGAGTTAAATTATAAATTAATTCAATTAAGTAATAAATATAATTATCCATTAATTTTTTCAACTAAAACAAGTAAATTGCCACAAAAATATTGGGATATATTAAATCCAAAATTACACGCATTTCAAATTAGTTTATTTGGTTATGATGAAGAATTTATTAGAAAATACGAAGATAATACACCAACGCCAAAAGAAAGAATTGAATTTTTAAAACAATTAAGAAACAAAGGTTTTTGGTGCAGTATAAGAATTCAACCAATGATTAATTTAGAACAAGCAGTAAAATTATGTGATGTAATAAATGGCATTGCTAGTTATGTGACGATTGAACATCTTAAAATTAATACCGATAATCCTGTCATGAAAGAATTATTTAAAGACGAAATACATAAATATAAAAGAACATCAATAATGAGAAATCTTGAATTAGATAAAATGACAAAAATAAAAAATATAAACGAAATAAAAAAACATTTACCAGACACTAAAGTTGGTGTAGGTGATAATGATTTGCATTTTTTAAGTCAATCAAGATGTTGCTGCGGTGTCGATACAATTAATGAAAATTTTGATAATTATTTAAAATATAATTTGACGTATTTTAGTACTGAAAGTCAAGGTAAACCGATCAAAGAGGACGAAACTATTTGGTTGCCGAAATGCAATTGTGCTAATTGTGTGAATGGTGATATAAGAATAAAAAATACACAATCATTTAAAGATTATGTTGATAGCTATTGTGGTAAATTTAGTGATTTTATGGGTGATAATTGCTCGATTAAGCAAGAAATGAATGGTGTCTTTTATGATAAAAAAACAGGTGATAAATTTAGACAATCAAGCATTTTTGATTTTGAATAAATTTTACAAAGGTTATTATGAACGACGAAGCAATTGAATTATTAACTAAAATGTTAATTGAAGAAAAATTTAAAAGCAAAAAGGAAAACAAAAATCATTATGCAAAGATCACGAAAGTTGAATTATACAAGCTATGTATTGACTTATTAAATCTTATTCAAAAGGTAGAGAATAACAATTATTAAAGATTAGATTTTTCTAATCTTTTTTAATGTAAACTTATTTAAAATGTATTGATATAAACATTTTATTATGATATACTTGTATTATGGAAAGAGGTTAAAACATGAAATTAAAACAAAAAATTATTGATTTCATTGGAATTATATTATTCTATTCGTTGATTATTGGTGGTGTTATCTTACTTAATGCACGAATGGAGCAAATACAAAATCAAGAACAAAATTACTCAACAAAAATATGTTAAATGTCGATTTAGTGTTAGATAAATTATTGAGGAGGTGAAGATATGCCAAAATTAGTTAAAAATCTTTATTACAATGCAAAAGGTGAAGCTAAAATTTGCACTTTTACAATTCCTGTTGCTAAAGTTTTAGTTCAAGAAGCAGGATTAGATCCTGAAAAAAATTGTGAATTAAAAGCAGAAAAAGGTAAAATTATTATTACTCAAAAATAAACTTTGGAGGAAAATTATGGATAAGTTTAAAATTGGGGTGGTTTTTGAGTTAGAAAAGGAACATTCTTTTCGAAATGCTCAAAGAATGAGGGTTGATTTACGTAAAAAATATGATTTGACACGTGCTGAATGTACTGAAATTTATCGTAGAATTATTAATTATCAAATTGAAAATTTTGGTGCAGGATTAAATTCGTGTCACATTATTGAAGGGTTTGTTATTAAAAGAGATGAAAGCTTTAAAAGGAAATTCCATAGAAAATAAAAGAAGAAGAATTCATAAAATCATGAAAGATTTTAAACTTGAAAAAGATTATGAATATGATTTTCAAGAGGATATTTTAACTATTAATGCGTCAATGTATGTTGAAGATTATATTCTTTTAAAAAAGTTTTTAAAATATTTTAAAGTATATCCATTGGAATTAAGGATCACACCAAAAGAACATAAAATTCATTGTGAATATGTTTGTGCATGGTATAATATTCCTGGTGATAAGAATGAATAATTTTTTAATTCTTACAGATACAAGACAGCAAAAAGAAAAACATATTATTAAAGCTTTTGATAAAAATAAAATTTTGCACATTCAAACAAAACTTGCAAGTGCCGATTATATGGCATTAAGAATTGAAGGTAACAAGCTTGTTTTTGATTATTCAATTTTAATTGATACGAAAAAAGATCTATTAGAAATGGCAGGAAATTTGTGTCACACATTAGAACACGAAAGACTTATTCGAGAAATAGAACGTGGGCAAGAATTAGGATGTAAAAGATTTATATTTTTAATCGGTGATAGTAAAATTAATTCATTAGAGGATATTAAAAATTGGTCAAATTCACATACGAAAATAAAAGGTGAAACACTTTTAAAAGTAATGGCAACATTTAAAAAACATCATAATTGTGAATTTATGATAGTAGCAAAAGATAAGGTAGGAGATACGATTATAAAACTCTTATCGTAGTCTTTTGCTATTTTTTTATTTTTAGGTTATAATGTATGCAAGGTGATAAAACTATGAAGGAGAAAATTTTAAGAATTTTGGTTCGTGCATTACACACATTTTGTCAAACAGCTGTTGGAATGATAGGAACAGAACAAATTGGATTGTTTGATGTGAATTGGAAATCAATTTTAAGTGTTTGCACAATGTCGGCAATAGTTAGTATTTTAAAATCTATTGCAATTGGTATGCCAGAAACCGAAACAACATCATGTGTTTTATATGGCGTTGATGATGAAATGTGGTCCATTGGAACAGAAGGAACACAAGATGGAACACAAGTGCATTTTGAGGGTGGTGAAAATGAATGAGATATGCTTTAAATTGGATCTTTATAAGTAATCCATTTACCGATAGTCACAGAGGAATTGATTTGGGTTGGTGTGATGATACAGGTCCACACGCTCCTGTTTATTCGGTTGCGGATGGTACTGTTATTTATTCTAAATTTCAAAATACAGGCGGTTATGTATTACATATACGTCACGACAATGGATTTTGTTCAGAATATGCTCATTTACAAAAAGGAAGCATTAAAGTTAAAATTGGTGATAAAGTAAAGATGGGGCAACAAATTGCTAACATGGGTAATACAGGAATGGCAGCATATGGCTATCATTTACATTTAGGAATTTATAAAGGTAGTGTTATTAATTATTCTGTTGATAATTGGGTAAATCCAATTGACTATTTAGAATATTATGAAGGTCAAAAAGTATATCCACCAACATTAGAAAAATATCATCTTAAAAGACATGGTGACACACCAATTCCAACCGATTGGACAATTGGTGATTATAAATTGTTAGTAGCTAAAACAATAAGAACAAGTTGTAGTCTAATCGAAGGTAATAGAGTAAGGGTAAAAGATTGCACACCAGCAACAAAAAAGGTATTAACAAGTACAAGACCAAATGACATAGCTATGATACGAGTTGGAATAGTTGTTACTATTACAAGAATTTATACAGATCAAGCTAATAGAATTTGGGGTAGATATGGTAATTGTTGGATAGTAATTTGCAATAAAGATGGTACACCACAGGCACAAAGAGTTTAAATAAAGTAAGGAGATGATGATATGTCTTGTAAAAGTAATTTAATTCCTGGTTCACACAAATTAACTAAAGAAGAGAATAGACGAGGTGCGTTGAAATCGGCGGAAGTTAGAAGGCAAATAGGCACTATGAAAAGACAATTAGAATTACTTTTGAGTAAAAAAGGTGAAGATGGAAAGACTTATCAAGAACTTGCTACATTAGGATTAATCAAAGGTGCAATTGAAGGCAACGCACAAAATTATAAAGTTATTGTTGAAACACTTGGTGAAAGTAAACAAGCGGAACAAGATAAAATGCAAATCGAACTTACGAAGGTTGATGAATTATTAATTAAGTTAAAAGACGAGGCAAAAGACAATGATATTAAGTGAAAAGCAAAAAGAATTTATAAGAAATGCTAATCACCGATATAATTTCAAAATAGGTGCCAGACGTTGTGGTAAGACTTATTTAGATAATTTATATGTTATACCAAATAGAATAATGGAACGTAAAGGATTAGATGGGTTGTATTGTATTTTTGGTGTATCAAAAGGAACAATTGAAAGAAATGTTTTGCAACCTTTAAGACAAATATATGGAAAATTATTGGTTGGAACAATAAGTTCAGACAATACTGTTAAATTATTTGGTGAAGAATGTTATTGTTTGGGATGTGAAAAGGTTAATCAAGTTAGTAAGATCCAAGGAACTTCAATCAAATATGCTTATGGTGATGAGGTGGCAAAATGGAACCAGGAAGTTTTTGTAATGATACAAGCTTCACTTGATAAACCTTATTCGTGTTTTGATGGAGCATTAAATCCCGAAAATCAAAATCATTGGTTAAAAAAAGATTTTTTGGATAGGATTGAACAAGACAATTTGGATGTTTATGTTCAACATTACACGATATTTGACAATCCATTTTTACCAAAAGAATTTGTGGATAATTTGTGTAGAGAATATGCAGGAACAGTTTATTATGATAGATTAATTTTAGGACAATGGAAAAATGCCGAAGGGATTATATATAGGCAATTTGTGGATAATCCTAGTTTGTATATTAAAGACGAAGCAAAAGATGATGAAGGCAATGATATTAATTTTATGATAATTTCAATTGGAATAGATTATGGAGCAACAAAAGGTGAAACGGAATTCAAAGCTAATGGAATTACAAGTTATTTCAAGCAAGTATGGACGCTAGATGAGGAAAAATTAAGTGGATTGCATAGTCCAGAAGAAATGTATGAAAAATTTGTTGAATTTTATGATAGAGTTGTTGCAAAATATGGAAAAGTTACTCATGCTTTTGGAGATTATGGAGCTTTAGGACAAGTTATAACATATGGCTTAAATAAATATTTAAGGCAACATGATAAACCAATACAAGTTCAAGATTGTATTAAAGGTCGAATTGTTGATAGAATTGAATTAGATTGTCATTTATTTGGGCAAATGAGAAGGTTTATATTGAAAAAATGTAAATATATAATCGAAGCATATACACAGGCGTTATGGGATCAAAAACATGAAGATGAAAGATTGGATGATGGAACAACGCCAATTGATGATTTAGACGCAAGTGAATATTCAATTTTTCCGTTTTATGATAAATTAATGATAAATATTGAAGGAGATTAAAAATTATGAAGGAGTTGATTAAATGAAGCTAGAAGATTTTTTACAGATTAATTATGGCTACGATCCTTCTATAAAGGACGCAATTAAAACATATATTAATCAATGGAAAAGTTGGTATCAAGGCAACGTTAAAGATTTCCACAATTATTATATTTATAATGGTCAAAAAAAGACTAGACAAAAAAGATACACTTTAAACATGGCAAAAGAAATTAGTGAAGATTGGTCTGATCTATTATGGAGTGAAAAATGTGAAATTTCATTAAAAAATGAAAAAATACAAAAGCAATTTAATGAATTAGTTGATAATTTAAATTTATATGAAATTATAAATTCTGTTTTAGAAAAATCAGGTGCATTAGGAACAGCTGGAACAGTAGTTAGTGTTTATGATTTAATTGAAAATGAAGATACAATGGTTTTAGATGTTTCTCAAGCTAAAACAAGAGTTGATTTAGTTGATATTGATTGGATTTATCCTTTAAGTTGGAATAATAAAGGAATAACAGAATGTGCTTTTGGAAGTGTTGAATATAACAAAGGGCAAAAATATATTATATTATCCGTTCATAAAATAGGTGATGACAAGAATTATCACATTTACAATCATTTATTTAAAGAAACAAATGGAACATTAACCGAGGTTACAGATCAACAAGACACAACAAAAACTGATTTTGACACAAAATCAGATGTTAAATGGTTTAGTATTTTTAAACCTTTATTAACAAACAATCTATTTGAAAATTCACCTTTTGGAATTCCACATTTTGCAAATGCAATTGATTGTTTAAGGGCGGTTGATATATCTTTTGACGCTTTAAAAAACGAAGTAAATGATGGAAAAAGAAGAACTTTCGTAAGGGCGGATATGTTAAATTATGATAATGGTAAACAAAAAATGACATTTGATCCAGAGGATTTATCAATTTATGTTTTACCAAAAGGAGCAACGAAAGATGATTTAATTCAAAGTGATAGTGAAGATTTAAGAACCGACAAGCTAATAAACACTTTAAATACAAATTTAAATATTTTAGGTAGCAAAGTTGGATTTGGTGAAAATCATTATCATTTTGATGGAAGTAATTTATCAACAGCAACCGCAGTTGTAAGTAGCAATTCCAAATTATTTAGAAGAAAGAAAAAGTTGGAAATTGGTTACGAAAGTTCAATTTATGATTTAATAGCAGCTATTTGTTATGCTTCGAGTAAATTTGGTAAGTATAATATTAATACCGAAAATATGGTAATTAAATTTGATGATAGTATTATTGAAGATAAAGAAGCAGAAAGCAATAGAGCATTAAGAGAAAAAAATGCTGGTATAATAAGTGCGGAAGAATATCGTGAAAAGATATTTGGTGAAACACCTGAAATTGCTAAAACTAAAATTGAAGAAGTTAAAAAGAATGATCCTGATATAGAAAGTTTATTAGGAACAAAAAACGAAAAATAATTTTACTAAATGAAAAAGGAGGAATGAAAAATGGTTTCAATAAGTAAAATAGAAAATACAAAAATTAATCCTGATAATGATTATATTTTAGTTGAATTAAGAGGTTTAGCGGATGATGATAAACCAACTGAAATCAATGGGAAAAAAGTTGATAATGGTTCTGTTTTTATAGAAATTGATACACAAAAAATATCTTTCTATGATTTAGAAAGTCAAGAATGGAAAGAGGTGTAATATGGAAATTGTCGATTATTTAATAGGCAAAAATGCTGGTGGTGGTGGAGGTAGTGCAAAATTACAAAATAAAGAAGTAACAATAACCGAAAATGGAACAAGTGAAGTAAAACCTGATAGTGGTTATGATGGTTTAAAGAAAGTTGAAATTACAACTAATGTTAGTGGAAAAGGAAAGGTTAAATTTTTAAATTATTATAGGTATGGTTCAAGTTCATCAGCTGGTATAACAAGTGCAGAAGATGTAAATAAGGTTTTAGATGATTTAACAAATAATATTGATACTTCATTGGTTACGGATTTTAATACTTGCTTTTGTTATTTTAATAGAAATGATAATGTAGAAATAAAAAAATTTCCTAAATTAGATTATAGTAGTGCTGAAGATGTTATTGGTATGTTTTCTAATGCTCATTTTGATGAAATTGATTTGAGTGGTGAATTATTTCCAGGAATTATTGATATTACAGGGATGTTTTATAATTGTTCAGCAAAAAAAATAAATTTAAAAGATTATGTTGGTGATGATTTAGAATATATTTCAGGAACAAATAAATCAGCAATAAGAAATTTATTTGCTAATTGTTTTTATTTAGAAGAGTTGGATATAGATAATATGGAATTATCAACAATTCCAAGATCAATTCAAAGTTATATGTTTAGTGCTTGTGGTAATCGATTACCAGAAGGTCAATATACAAAAGTTTATGTAAAAGACGCAACGGAACAAAGTTGGATTTTAACTAGCACTTCTTCAAAGGGTACTCCAGAAGGATGGTCAACTGCAAATGTAATAATAGCTGGTTCAAGTGATGATCATAGAAATGATTAATTAAAAAGGTGGTGTTTCCATGTTAAGTGATGAAGTAATAGAAAAAGTTATTGAAAGAATAGTTAATAGAATAGAACAAGGGAACACATATGTTTTGCAAAAAATAGGGGAGAGTATCAATAAAATTGGTACTCTTTCACCTACTCAAGCACAACAATTGGAGCAAGTTCTTAAATATGGTGGAGATTATGAAAAAATAGTCAATGAACTTGCAAAAATTACAAAATTAAATGTTAAAGATATATATAAAATATTTGAAGAAGTTGCAAAAAACGATTATCAATTTGCGGAGCAATTTTATAAATATAGAAAGAAAAAATTTATACCTTACGAAAAGAATATAGCATTACAAAGACAAGTTAAAGCATTAGCTAAAATTTGTGTTAAAGATTATATTAATTTAAGTGCTACAAAAATGTTGGGATTTGGTTTTTATGATGACGAAGGCAATTTGGTTTTTAAAGGTTTAAAGCAAACTTACGTTGATGTCATTGATGAGGCAATTTTAAGTGTTTCTCAAGGCAAAACAACATTTCAAGATGAAATGTATCGAATTATTAAAAAACTTGGTGGTAGTGGTCTAAAAACAATTTCAGAAAAGACATACATTGATAAAGATGGAAATGAAAAACATTATGTTAGAAGATTAGATAGTTCGGTTAGGATGAATTTAAAAGACGCATTAAGAAATTTACATAATGAGGAACAAAAAATATTTGGTGAAGAATTTGGCAGTGATGGAGTTGAAATAAGTGTTCATTTAAATCCTGCTCCTGATCATCAATATGTTCAAGGTAGGCAATTTAGCAATGAAGAATTTGAAAAATTCCAAAATGATGAAGATTGTGTAGATTATCAAGGTAAAAAATTTGAAGCAGAATTTGAAGGACATGATAGAAGATCTATTGGGCAATATAATTGTTATCATTATATTTTTGCAATTGTTTTGGGTGTTAGTAAACAAGAATATTCTAATAAAAAATTAAAAAAAATTATTAAAAAAAATAAAGAAGGATTTAAATTTGAAGGCAAAAAATATACAATGTATGAAGGCACTCAATTGCAAAGAAGAATTGAAAGTGAAATTAGAACGCAAAAAGATATTCAAATTTTAGGAAGGGCTGCTGGTGAAAGTGGCAAAGAAAATGTGTTAGAAGCTCAAAACAAGATCACGCAATTGACAAAAAAATATAGGCAATTAAGTGAAGCTAGTGGATTACCAACCAAAATGCAACGAATGAGGGTTTCTAATTATAAAAGGGTTGCAAAAAGTAAATTAAAATGATATTATATATATGTGTTGTAATTGACACGTTTGGTTTGAATTCTTGGTTGTCTTAATGGCAACCATGAACTGATATAATAGTTAGATTACTAATAAAGTATTTTTAAGAATATATACACCTATTCACCAACTTTTTTGGTATTATATCGGTTCATGGGTACTATTAAGTGCCATACATTCGCTAAATTTTATGTTGTCTTTATGGGCAACATTGAGTAGATATACTATCATTTGGCATACTACGTACATAATTCCCATATTAGGGTTTAGATATTATATCTATTCAATGGTGCTTATAAAAGCACTATAAACTGGTTTGCATACTCAAACACACAAAAAGGAACGTATTTACGTTCTTTTTTGTTTGTATATTTACAACATAATATTATTATGATATAATACAAACAAGAAGGGTGAAAATATGATTAGAAAAGCGTTAATTGATCCAAAAGTGAAACATCAAAGCATTGGCGGAAAAGAAATTATTATTGAAAGAGAGATGACAATTGGAGATATCTTGGATGGAGATGTTGATATGTCGATAGCATTGTATAATTTTATGGTAAGAAGAGAAGATTTTTTTACATTAGACTATGATTTAAAAGTGTATTATGGACACGTTGGATTTTTAGGTTATTTTGTTGCAGAAGATGAAATTATAGAATGGTTAGATTAGGGGTGTTGATATGTTTACAAATATGTTTATAAATCCAAATATTATAGACGAAGGAAATAAAATGGAAATTTTAGAAGTCAATGATGATATATTAGAAACGATTGTTAGATGTAATAATTGTGGTCAACCTACTAAATACGGATTAACAAGAATGTGTAGTGGATTTGTTGGTTGTGATAATAAAATTAAGGTAAATGGCAAAGAAATAGAGTGTTATTTTGATGATTTAATGCCAAGAATAATGAAAAGTAAAGGTGATTATTTAAACACGAAAGATCCAAACAATATGTATCACACAGGAAAAATTTATCGTTGGCGTGATGGTGCTGATGGAGGTTTATAATATGGAATTTTTGGCAATTTTAATACCATTATTTATATATGGATGTCTAATAGTTGGTGGAGGTGATGAAAATGATAAAAACTGAAGGTGGTCACTTTTGGTTGAAGTTTGATAACGGATATACTTTAAGTTGTTTTAATGGTTTTGGAAGTTATACTGAAAATCATTTTAATTACGAAAAATTTAGAAAAATTTGTTCTAAAGATAGTGATTTTTTAGATAACAGCTGGGAAAGTGAAACAATAGAAATAGCTATTTTATATGATGGTCAACTTGTTACTCAAGATATTCTTAAATGTGATGATGAAGTGAAAAGCGTTGATTTAAATGAATTAGTAAAAATAATAAATATTGTAAGTAAATTGAGAGGATGATAAAAAATGGAAAAAAAGTTATATAAAGCAAAAAAGATGTTAGGTGATAGATTTCATATATGTGTTGAACATACTCCTGAAAAAGATAATTGGTATTTGTTTAGAAAATATATTGATACAAGGGTTTATTATAGTAATGATAACAAAGAGATAATGAATAGTGAAAAAAATACAATAGATGAATTGTATGATTTTGCTAAAAAACATAATAAAATTGATGGCAATTATAAAACACGCAAATTTATATTTATAATGTGTGTGTTAAATTTGATACTTTCTATTGTAAATATATTTATTAAAAATAAAGTAATAACAACAATCGTACTTGTTAATGATTTTGATTTTATACTTATATATTTTGTTTTATTTCATTATTGGAATAAAAATTGGGAAGTTGATATGTTAGAATTGAAAGAAGAACATGAAAGATTAGAAAAAGAAATAAAAGATAATATTGAAGATATAGATGATAAGTTTGATTTTATACCAATAGAACTTATAGAAAAAGTTCAAAAGGGAGATCATGACGCAATTGATTTTTAATAAGGTGATAATATGGCAAAATTTTTTGATTTAGATACACCACCATCAGAATTATTAGATGAGATGTATCGTTTAAGTTGTAAAAATATTAGAGCAACAAAAAAAATAGAAGAATTAATAAGTAAAAACAGGCAATTAGCAATAACAAATATAGATTTAATAAATAAGAATATTAAAGCAATAGAATACATCAACAAGTTTGAAGATATTAGAGCATATTATAGTTATGAAGATAATGGTTATGAAGAATATAACTATGATGAAGATTTTAAGAAAGATTTATTAGATATATTAGGTGATAAAAATGAATGAAGAAGAATTTCAAAAATATTACAAGAACATAAGAAAAGAAGAAATAATCAAAGAACTATTTTATAAATGTAAAGTAAATTATGAAGTAGCACAAATATTAAAAAATTGTTTAGAATATGGAACAGGATTAAATATTGAATATTTATATAATATATTAAGAGGTGAAGATAATGGAAGGTAGAAAAACATATACTGATTTAGAAAAAGGATTATCACTAACTATTATGAACCAACAAAAAGAAATAGAAAGATTAAATAATATAATATCTAAAGCAATAGAATATATAGAAAAAGAAATTGACATAGAAAAAATATGTAATCAACAAAAGTCTTTAACTATATGCAAAAAAGAATTGTTAAAAATATTAAGTGGTGAAGATAATGAGTGAAGAAGAATTTTTTAATAAAGCAATAAATAGAATTTGTAAAGATTATGATTACAATTTTGCTAACGAATTTAAACTTTTATTCTTAAAAAAAGATAAAGAAATAGAAAGATTAAAAGAAGAAAACAACGAATTAAAAAGAATATATAAAAACACTTGCAAACATTTATTTAATATTGGAAATAATGAATTAGCAAGATATTTTCAAGCACAAATAAACGAATGTAATGTATTTAGTCCACAAGATCTAAGAGGTGATATAGATGAATAGTCAAGAAATATCTAGTAGATTTGCAAAAGTATTTAAAGAAAATAACGATAAAAATATAGTTGAAGTTATAGCATTTCAAGACAAAGAAATAGAAAGATTAAATAATATACTTAATGGAATAGATAATATCTTAATAGAGCATATTGATGAATGCAGAGAAGAATTAGATGTGATTTTAAAAGGTGATGATTTGGTATATATAAATCAATGTACTAAAGAGTTTGATGTTATTAGAAAAAATATAGAAATGATACAGAAGAAAATTAAGGAATTAAAGGAGAAAGAATGATTATAGTATGTATATTAATCTTTATAGAATTATGTGTTATAGAAGATAGATTAAATAGAATAATAGAAGAATTAAAGGAGAAAGAATAATGATAGTACACGATATAGCAGAATATGAAGATGGAGATAGTGAACTTGCAAAATATACAATTTCAAGATTGCACAATGAAATAAAAAAGAAAAAATATACAAAAGAACAATTATTAGAGATAATAAATCATTATGGAATAAATGAACAACAAAAATATATCCATAGTGAATATTTTGAACTTGATGAAGCTATTATTGAAACGAGAGAATTAATGAGGAATTTAGAAGGTAAAAGTCCAAAAGTTATAGAACCAACAATAAAACCTTATATAGTTCATATAAGTGAAGAAATTGCTGATGTTATGGTAATGCTAAAACAAATTCAATATTATTTTAATATTAAAGATGAAGATATTGAAGGCATGATGGATTTTAAGATCAAAAGACAATTAAATAGAATAGAAAAAGAAAAGGAGAATAAAAATGAAAAAGAAAAATGAAAAATTTAATAGAAAAGAAATAGATGTATTATTAGAAGGATCAAAAGGAATTCTTATATCCACAACTAATGGAAGTGGAATTTGTGGAAATGAATTTGTAGTTTTGAATTTATTAGCTAATTTAGTAAACCACATGAAAAAACAAGGTATAAATAAAAAAGATATAGAAGAAGCTGTTGATAGAGGATTAAACGGAGTAGGAATACCTGTTGGAATTGATCTTGATGATTTAGATACAGAAGATATGGAAAAATTGGTTAAAGAAGTTGTTAAAAACTTTAAATCAATGTTAGAAAACATCAAAAAAGATATTGAAGAAGATAAAGATGAAGATGAAGATGAATAATTACATTTCCTAGTTTGACTTTTGACAAATAAAAAAATGTGATATAATTTATTTGAAGAAAGTAAAAGAGGTGTAATATGGCAAACGCTTTAATTAATACAATAGTTTCTTTTGTTGTAGGTGGAATATTAGGTTATTGTGTAAGTTTAATAAAAAAATACAAAAAAAAATATGAAGATAAAACAGAAGAAAGTAAATTGCTAAAAGAGGCAATGATGATGTTGTTACAAAGTAATTTGACAAATACCTACTATGTATATGACAATACTAAAAAAATTCCTGATTATATATATAAAAATTGGATGAGTTCATTAAGTATTTACGAAAATCTTGGTGGCAATGATTATGTCCATGTACTAGCTGATAAAATGAAAAGTTGGGATTTTACAAAAACAGATATTTTGAAATAGTGTTTTATAACACTATTTTAATTTTACAAAAAAATAATTTTAGTATATAATACGCCACGAAAAGGGGGTTAATATGAAAGAAACTAGAAATGTGTATTATTTTGATTATTCTGATGAAGCATATAATTACATAATGACAAGTAAAATATTAAGACAAAGTGAAAAAAATATATTAAAAGATATAGTTGTTAATGGCAAAAAAGTTAAAGAATTAGCTATGGATTATGATTGTAGCAAAATGACAATATGTAGAAGAAGGAAAAAGATCTTTGAATTAACAAAAGACTTAATGTAAGTCTTTTTTTTATGGCTTGATTGTTATTAATTGTTATTATTTGTTATTAAATGTTATTAATTGTTATATACACATTTTTAAAATCAAAAAAGATTTGTTAAAATAGCAAATCAATCAAAAAAAAGACAACATTTTGATAATTTTTGTGGATATTTTAGATATATTCTTGAAATGAGTGATGGAAATGAGAAAAGAATTATCGGTTAAACAAATATTTGATGATTTTGTAAACAAAACAATTCTTAATGATGATGAAATTGAAATTCTAATTAGATACATAAAAAAAGAAAGTATAGTTAAAATAGCAAATGATACGAAGCAAAGTACAGCTACAATTTCAAGAATTATAGCTGGATTAAAAACAAAATATAATAATTATAAAAAATTAGAATTAGCAAAATTATTGTTATTAAGATGATTTTAAAATATAGAAACGATATAAAAATGATAATTTATATTGTTTCTTTTTTTATACACTATATTCAAGGAGGTAGTACAAATAAGGAATAAATCTTATATGTATTACCTTTTTTTGGTTTAAAGGAAGTGAAATTAATGTTTAATAATCCATATATGCAAAATTATAATGTGGGGCAACCAGGATTAACTGATAGAATTGACAATCAAATTGCACAATTAAATCAAATGAAGGAACAAATAAAAAACAATCAATCACCATCTATTAATCAAACTTTTCAACTTGCTCCTAACAATTTAATGATGAAATTTGTTAATACAATAGAAGATGTTAATAAAGAAATGGTTTATTTTGATACACCTTTTTTTAGTAAGGATATGTCAATATTATGGATAAAAAACGCAAGAGGTGATATTAAATCTTATGAATTAAATGAAATCATACCTAAAGACAATAAAGATTTACAAATTGAATATTTACAAACTCAAATTGAAGAATTGAAAGGAAGGATTGAAAATGATCCAAATGTTACAAATGTTAATGCAAAACAAAATGAAACAAATGCCACAACAAATGATGAAGGAATTGGAGAAACAATTGAAAAGATCAAATCCTCAAGCATTTCAAAGATATCAAGAAGCAAAAAAGAATAATGAAGATCCAAACGCTTTTTTAAATGAAACAATAAATGGTTTTAATCCAAACCAAAAGCAACAATGGAACAACATGATGAAGATGTTTAAAAAATAAGGTTAGAAACCTTATAAGGGGGTATTTTGCTAGATAAAATATCTCCTTATAAAGTTTCTAGCACTTTAAATATAAAAGAAAGGAGAAAAATCAATGAACAATGGTATCCAACCAACAGTAGAACTAGCTACAAACAATGGTAATTATCCATTTTATCCAATGGGATTTAATAATGGAAATGATGGATTTTTTGGTGGTGAAGGTCTATGGGCAATCATCTTACTAGCATTATTATTTGGTAATGGTATGTGGGGCATGGGTGGTTTTGGTGGTTTTGGTAATGGTTTTGGTGGAATGTATGAATTCCCTTGGTTATTAAGTGGTCAACAAGGAATAAACAACAATACAAACGCAGGATTTGATAATTTACATTTAAGCAATCAAATAGAAGGCGTTAGAGATAATATTTATGGTTTATCTAATCAAGTATGTAATAGTACATCAGAAGTTGTTTCAACTATAAATGGTGGATTTGCTAATGCAGAAATTTCCGCTAATAGCAGACAAATTGCTAATATGAACCAAGCATTTAATAGTGAAATTGCCACATTAAATGGATTTAATAATATAAATAATGCTCTTCAAAATTGTTGCTGTGAAAATCGTCTAGCAAGTTGTCAAACTCAAAACACAATCCAAAACGAAGGAAATGCCACAAGATTTGCTGACGCTAATAACACTAGAGATATAATTGATAGTCAAACAAGAGGAACTCAAGCAATTCTTGATAAATTATGTCAATTAGAATTAGACAATGTTAAATCACAATTAGAAGCTAAAAATGATTTAATAGATCAACTACGTCAAGAAAATTTATATGCAAGAGGTCAAGCTAGTCAAGTAGCTCAAACTGCTGACATAAAAAGTAATAACGCAGTAACAGCAAATCAATTAGTTGCTGAACTTCGTTCATGTCCTATCCCAGCTCAGCCAGTATATGGTAATACACCTATATTTCAATGCAATGGAAATAGCGGTTGTGGTTGCAATGGTTATACAACAAATATTATTTAATAGCATATTGTAGATTACTACGAACCTGATTACAGGAACTTGCTAAAAAGATAGACAAGTTCTATCTTTTTTTAACTCAAAATATATAAAAATGCACAATTATTGCAATTTTACGAGAATTTTTCACGTAAAACATACAAAAATCACGATATTTTTGTAAAAAATGTAAAAAACATGGAAAAAATTACAAAAAAAATGTATTTTTTGTGATTATTTAAGAAAGGAGATAAAAAATGATACAAGCGTTACAAATAACACCAGAAATTTTAACAAGTAATATAGACAACATTAATTTTGATAATGTTGATTTACGAAGTAGAACCGCTAATTGTTGTGGATGGCTTCAATATATGCCAGGTGGTAGTGATTTCACTATTATTGGCGGTGGATTATTTGAAATAACTTTTAATGCTAATGTTACAAGTACAACAGCAGGTCAAGTTGCACTTGCTTTAAAAAGTGGCACAGGAACGGATATTGAAGGCACTGAAATGGACGCTATTATTGGTACTGCTGGGGAATATACTAATATTTCATTTACTAAATTAATAAGGGTATGTCCTAGAGTTAATACAACAATAGCTATTGGATCTTTACCATCTTTAGGCGGTGTTACACCAATAGTTGAAACTGAAATTCCAACAATTAAAGACGCAAATTTGATTATAAGAAAATTAAGTTAATATGAATAATACAACAAATAATTTATCATTGATATTACAATTATTAAATTTAGAGATATTATTTAGAGATTTTAATAATAGTGATTTAATGCAAGAATTACAACATCAAGATAACAATTATTTACAAAAAATAATTGAACAAAATGAAGAAATTTTAAAGATCCTTAAAGAAAGGAGGAACAATTAATGGAAGAAGAATTAAAAAATAAAACTGAAGAAAGTATAAAAAAGATTTTAAAAGAAGGTATAACTACAAATAATTTAGAACATCTTTATAAATTAAAAAAAATAAATCATATGGCAAAGGAGGATGAAAATATGAATTATGGTGGCAGAAGAATAGGATACGATAGTTATGGTCATGGATACAATGAATATGATAATTATGGTGCTAGAGGACGTGATATGAAATATCGTGGTGATGAATATATGGGTAGAATATATGATGAATATGGCAGATATCAAGAAGCACGTTCAAGATATGGTGCAAGTGAAGAAACCGATAAATCATTTCATTACATGGTAAAAGCATTAGAAGATTTTATTAAAGTTTTACATGAAGAAGCAGATACACCACAACAAAAACAAGAATTAAGAGAAACATTACAAAGAAGCATAATGTAATATGTTTAGATTTTATAATGAAAATCCACTAAAAAAATACACTTCTGATTGTGTTATCCGTAGCATAAGTTGTGCAACACATAAAAGTTGGGACGAAGTATATGATGAATTAAGCGATTTAGCACAATATAATGGAACGCTGTTTGACCAAAAGGATTTTGTAATTTGGTATTTAGATAATAATTTTAAAAGAGTGCCATTTGTTCCTAAAACAGTTGGAGATGTAGCAAGACATTATCCTAATAATATAATATTGTGTACTATGAAAGGACATATATGCTGTATTAAAAATGGAATTATATATGATACATTCAATCCTAGCGAAAGAATTGCTGAATATGCTTGGATAGTGGAATAAAATATGATATAATGGTTATAGAGGAGTACCACAACTACTCCTCTAATACTTTGTTGTGGAGGGTATTTATGGAAAAAGATAAAAGAATAAAACATGGATTATATAAAACAAGATTGCATAGGATATGGCATAGTATGTATTGTAGGTGTTATTATAAGTCTACAAACCAATATAAAAATTATGGTGGGAAAGGTATTAAGGTTTGCGAAGAATGGAAACACCTTAATGGATTTGTAAATTTTTATAATTGGGCAATAAATAATGGGTATAAAGATAATTTGACTTTAGACAGGAAAGATAACGAAAAAAATTATTGCCCTGAAAATTGTAAATGGTCAACCATAAAAGAACAATCTAATCATAGAACAAGCAATGTGTTCTACACATATAAAGGAAGAACACAAACGGCAACACAATGGTGTAATGAATATGGTATATCAACAACCACATTATATGATAGATTAAAAAGAGGTTGGACGTTAGAACAAGCATTAACAATATCTACAAAAGGATTATATAAAAAAGTTCATAGATAAAGAATTAGAGTGTGTTTTACACACTTTTTTTTTTATGATATAATTCCAATAGGTGATAGAATGAAAATTGCTATTGATAAAAATACTTTGAATGTTGCTAAAAATGATGGTAATGAATATATTTATTTATTTGATGATGAAAATTATGATGAATTGTTAAAAACTAATTTACATTGTATATATTATAAATTATGTAATTATGTAGATATTAATTTAACTAATTATCAAATAGAATGTATAAAACAAGCAAAAGTTGGTGATAAAGATTGGAATTTGTTGCCAGAAAAAAAAGATTATAAAATAGCAATTATTATACCAAATTTTAATTATGAACACACAATTGAAAAATGTTTAGAAAGTATATGTAATCAAACGTACAAAAATTTTGAAATAATATTTGTGGATGATATGAGTACTGATAATAGTGTGAATATAGCAAAAAAAATAGCAACCAAATATTTTCCTAACATTGTAATAAAAATAATAGAATTAAAGCAAAAAAGATTAAATGGTGGTGCTAGAAACGAAGCATATTTACATATTAGTGATGATGTTGATTATGTTTATTATGTTGATAGTGATGATTGGTTAATTGATGAAAATGTATTGGAAAAAATAAATAATAAATTGCAAGGTTATCCAGATGTTTTGTTTGTTGGATTAGCACGTTATAAAAATAATAAATTAGAAACTTGTTTTATTCCAAATTACAATGATAAATACGAAGCTATTAAAGGTTGGAGTGGCAGTTGTGGAAAAGTTATTAAAAAAAGTTTGGCAACAAAACAAGAATGTTTATATAATGAAGGTACTTTAAAAGAAGATAGAAACCAACATTGTAAAATTTGTATTTATATGAAAGATTTTAAGATCTTGAGTGAACCTGTTTATGTTTGGAACCAGATGAATTTTAAATCCGTTACAACCATTCGTGATAAAAAAATATGGGGTACAAGTACGATACGACATTATGCGGATACTTTACAATTATATTTAAGTGTTCAAGGTAAAGATAAAGAGATTGATAAATATTTAAAAAGTAGGGTAGATAAAACCAAAAAAGAGATGGAGAATGGAGGTGACGCACAATGGTAAAAAAATACATAATTTTGGCAAATACAAGTATTGGTTTTAAAGAACCAAAACAATTAATAAAAATAAATGATGAACCTTTAATTTGTAGAACGATAAGATTATTAAAGGAAAACGGAATTGAAGATATTATAATAAGTTCAAATAATAAAGCTTTTGATGGTTTAGGTGTTGAAAGATACAATCCTAAATTCAATAAATGGGATGGTAAGAATGGTTATTGGTTAGACGCTTTTCCATTAGAGATATTAAATGAACCGACAACATATTTATTTGGTGATATGTATTATAGTGAAAGTTTAATCAAAAAAATAGTAAACACAGAAGTTGAAGATAATACATTATTTTGTTGTTATGAAAATAAAAATAAATTATACATAAAAAGTTGGGATGAACCTCAAGCATTTAAAGTTGTAGATATAGAAAAATTCAAAGAACATATAGGCATAGTTAAAAAATTGAAAGATGAAGGCAAACTTTGGCGTGAACCTATACAATGGGAATTATATAGAAGCATGAATGGTTTGGATATAACAACGCATAAAATAAAAGATAATTGTATTGTTACTAATGATGAAAGTTGTGATATTGATTTTGAAAATGAATTAAAGTTATTAAAAGTAAGATTACTTGATAAGATTGACAAAAAATTATCAATAATAATTCCATACTATGAAACTTATGAATTAACAAAAAAAATATTAGAGGTTTTAGTTCCACAATTAAATAAAGATGTTGAAGTTATTTTGGTTGATGATGGATGTAATGAAGAAAGATTAGATGATTTTAAGGATAAAATCAAAATAATCCACCTAAAAGAAAATAAAGGTGGAGCATATGCGTGTAATGTTGGAATATTTGAAAGCAAAGGACAATATATTGGAGTTATAGATAGTGATGATATGATTTCAAATGATTATATCGAAACTTTATTAAACGCAATAGATAGTCATGATGAAGATGTTATTTTCATGGATTGGCAAGACATGAACACAGGTGAAATAACACATCATCCAAATAATTATGCTCCTTGGAAAGCAATTTATAATAGAAAAGTAATTCCATTATTTCCAGAGGGTACGATATATAGCTATGATGTTAAATTTTATAATGATTTGAATGAAAAACCATATACAAAATATTATATTGATAAAGTATTATATTTTTATAATTCAAATAGAGAAGGGAATTTAACAACAAGAAAAGAAAGGATAAGGAAAGAAAATATGATAAAATGTGAAGCAATAAGAGATTTTACTCTTGAAAGATTTAACGATTTAGAAGATGTTAAAAGAAAAAGAATTGATATAAAAGGGAAAATATTTGCAGGTGATACCTTTAAATGTGACAAAGATCTTGCTGATTATTTAATGGGCAAAAATGATAAAGGTGTTATTGCAGTTAAAATATTAGAAATACAACCAGAAAATAAAAATGTAGAAAAAGAAGAAGAACATATAGAAAAAACAAAAACTAAAAAAAGTGTAAAAAAGAACGAAAAGAAAAATAAATAAATTTTACTTTTGGGATATTATATGTTATTATGATATTACAAAAGGAGTTAATGGAGGGATAAAATGGCAAATAATGATTTAGGTGGTGTTTGGAGAACAATTGGTGGCAGACGAGTTTTTATTAAAAACGGTCAAAGTTTAGAAGATGCAATGCGTGAAAGTGGTAAATTTTCAAGAGTTTCTAAAAATCAAGAACTTTATAAAAAAGTAGATGAAGAAAATAAAAAAATTGATGAAATTGTTAAAAAAGAAGAAACTAAAAAAGAAGAAAAAGTTCCAAGAGCAGTTGGTGCAAAAGATTTTTCTGATTATGGTATTGGACCAATGGAAGAAATGTCAACTGATTGGGAAAAAGAATTTAGTGATTATTTAAGAGATAAATATGGAACTGATGATGTTGATATAATTACAACTGGAAGTGAACACACACCAGATAGTCTTGAAGAAGATTTTATGAAAAATTATTTATCTAAAAAAGAAACAGCAAATATAGAACCAGTTGAAGATAGATTGACTAATAATATGATTGTTTCTCATTATGGTAATGATGTTGCATATAGAGATAAAAAAAATAATTTATGGGTTACAAGTAGAGAACAATATAATGATTATGTTAATGGTAAAAAAGATAAAATCGGTGGAGAATTAGTTTCAAGTGATGATGAAGCGTTAAAAACAATGATTGCCAATGAAGGATTGGAAAAATATCCGTATGAAGGTTTTGTTGCAGATGAAAAAAGTGGTAATGATAAAAAATATAAAGAATTTGTAGATAGTGAATATAATAGATTAAAAGATCAAGTTGAAGATAGTTCTAATGCAAGATATGAAAGAGCTAAAACAAATGACAATTATAAGATGTATAATGGAGAATTTGAAAGTAAAAGAGTTTCAGAACCTGAAATTAGAGAAAAAGGTTATCAATATTTTTCAACACATGGAGTTGGTCCAGGAACACACCCTGATGATGTAAAATCAAGAGAATTAGATGTTGATTTACCAGGCGGTTGGACAACTTTTAAAACTGATAGACCATTAACTCAAAAAGAATTAGATTATTATGATATACAACCAGAAACTAGAAATAGTGAATTTAGAAAAAGATTTGGTTTAGATGAAGATAATAATAAAACAGGA